CCCAAAGCAGTTGGGCATCGAGTCCCATGCGGATCATCGTAGGTCTCCTTTATTCGTCCGTAGCCGCGCCGGCGAAACCGGCGGGCAGTAGGTCTAGGTTTCGTTGCAGGGCCGGGCCGATGCTCGGCCGCTGCGGGTACTTGTCGCCGCGGTACTTGCCGCCGAATTCTTCCGGCTGCATGGCCGTGCCGATCACGGAGAACCGCGGGCCGATCACGGCCGTCTCGGCCGCGGCGTCGACGTCGTAGCGCTCCGCGCGGCGGGCGAGGCCGCGGCGGCTGTGCGGCGGTTCGCCGGGCAGGCTCGGCTTCGAGTCCGTCACGATCGAGGCCTGCACGTCGCGGAAGATGGCGTAGGCCGTCTTCCGCAATGCGGAAAGCGTGGCGCGATGGGCGGCTGCCGTCACGCGGCGCGTCTCGTCGATGAACTTGCTCAGCGCCATCTCGATCATCAGTTGTCCCACACGCTGAAGGTCAAAATCACTACCCCGCTGTATTCCTGCTCTTCATGGATCCGCTTGCGGCTGAAGGGCGTAATTTCGCTCGACTCGTAAATCGCCTGGGGAAACTGCGGCGGGCGGAGGAGGGTAAAAAAGTGCCGGTCGATCTCCTCCAGGAGGCCCGGAAAGGGATCGACGGCCACGGTGTCGGCCGGCGAGTCGCTTTCGTCGAGGTCCACCTGCACGCGGAGATAGACGATCACATCGCAATGCCGCAAGAGGCGGCTGCGGTCGGCCACCTCGCTGCGGACTTTGCCGCTGACGACGTGGGCGCGGAGGCTCTGGGCATCCTCCAGCTTCAGTTCCGCGTCGTAGCTGCGGTACACGGCCATCGCGCGCGACCAAGCGACCGCGCCGATCGCCGGCAGCGGCGTCGGAGTGGTTATCTCCGCGGCCACGGCAGACGCCAGGTTCGTGATGATCTGGCTTAAGGGCATTCGCTGCTACTCGGTCTTTCGAAACTTCGTGTAAATCAAAATACGGCGTTCTTCGGGGTCCGCGCTGACCGGCTCATAGACCCGCTTCTTGGGTCCGGGGAGCACGCGGTAAATCTGCGTGCCCTCGGAGTTCACCAGGGCGATTTCGTCGCCGGCAGCCGGCGTCACGATCGTGCCATCGCCCAGCGTCAATTCGGCCCGCAGTCCGCTCCACGTGTGGCCGTGCCAGGAGTCAAAGACGTCCTGCGCCGGGTCGGCCTCAATGTTGTGGGCTTCCAGCGTCGCCATCCAAGCGATCTGCTGGCCGCCGCTGCGGTAGGTCACCTGGTCGCCGAAGACCGAGTCGAGCACGGGATCCACCGAGGCGAATAGGTCTTCGACGAAACTCATGTCTCACGCCAAGGCGCAAAGGTCTTAGGTCTTAGGTCTTGGAACTTTGCGCCTCTGCGCCTTTGCGTGAGGATTGAAATTACGCGGTGGCCGTCTGGCTGTACCAGGCGGTGCCGTCGCTGCGGAACATGCTCGTGCCGTAGCCGGCGACGGCCACGGCCGTGTTGGCCGCGTTGTCGATCTTGATGGCCGTCGTGCTGGCGAACACGTTGATCGACGTGCCCCAGGAGTTGACCACCGTGATGACCAGCCCGGCGACGGGCGCGGGCAGGCTGACGGCGATGCCGGTCGTGGCCGTGCCGTTGTTGACGAAGTTGAGCTTCGAGGTCAACGGCGCGGCGGTGGCCACGGTCGTGCCCGTGGCGGTGATCGTGGCCGTGTTGTCCAGCGTCGCCGCGGTGACGGCATAGCCGTTCAGGTCCACGCGGACGGTGGTCTGTCCGGCGGACTTTGCGCCCTGGACCAGGCCGATGTAGAAGGAACCGTTGCCGTTCCCGCCGGTCGTGACGACGACGCCGGGCGTGCCGTCCGGGCCGTTGGCTACCGGGTCCCAGTACGCCTTGGCGCCATCGGCGAAGGTCGTCGCCGAGAGGCATTGCAGGTCGAACTGGCCGACGTACTTCAGCACGATCGGATCGCCGGAGGCCGCGGCGTCGTTGCCGCCGCCGAGGGTTTGCACGATGGCCGCGCGGCCGTCGGCAAGCTGGACGACGGTGCCGCCGTTGTACGGCGCCGCGGTGTTGCCGTTGTTGTAGGAGGCCGCGGCCTTTTGCTGGACTTCCCCAAAGGGAAGCCGCAAGAGGGCCTTGGCGGTGTATTGTGCGTAAGCGGTCATGGGTGTATAGATCTTAGTTCTTAGTGCTTAGGTCTTAGGTCCGGAGCATTTGCCGTTTCTAAGTTCTAAGTTCTAAGTTCTAAGTGCTCCTTTGTGTTTTTGGTGTTCTTGGTGGTTAAGAGCCTCCCTGCTCCCTGCTTCCTGCTCCGTGCTTACTGCTGCACCGTGCCCACGGCCGGTTGTGTGCCGTTGCAAGTGAGGAGTTGGAAGCCCCGGAAGTCCAGGGCGCGGACCCCGAGGTCGGAGTTCACATCCCACGCCATGCCGTACTGCCCGCTGCCTTCCCGGAGGATGGCGGAGCGGATCCGCGGGGCGCGGCCCGTGCCGGTGCGATAGCCGACTTCGGCCGTCTTGGCGCCCTGCTCGCCCGGCCGGGCGATCAGCAGGCACGTGCCGCTATAGCCCGTGCCGGCCGTTCCCGTCGTGGTGAACGGGTAGATCGTGTTTTCCGAATCGTTGTCGTAGCAGCCCGCCGCGTCGAAGCGGCCTTCCTGCCTCAGCACCACGTTCGCGCCCTCGGCGGCCAGCGGGTTGTAGGTGCCGCCGGAGCCGCTGGCGATGATGCGCTGCTGCGACTTGTAGAGGATCTCCATCGTCCACTCGAGGTCGTTGCCATACCAGGCAAACCGCGGCCGCAGGTTCAAGACGCGGTTGCGCAAGCGCTGCTTGCTCATCCCCGAGGTGGCCGCTTGCAGCGGGCCGGCGTTGACCGTCGGCGTCGTGCCATTGAAATCGGTGATCGCCCCCGTCACAATGTTGTTGTGATAGGTGTGAAACAGCGGATAGCCGTCCTGGTTCAACGTGGGGCCGTAGCCGCCGCCCTGCGCCGTGTTGGGCTGCAAGAGGTGGGCGATCAGGAGGTTGCAGCGGATCTGCCGGGCGCTGAGGCCCATGTCCTGGGGGCTCATTTGCTCCAAGGCGCCAAATCGATCGTTGATGAAATCCTGCTCGTCGATGATGAACTTGCCGGCGTAGCGGTAAATCTTGTAGACCTCGTTCCAGTCGGTGGTATCGAGGTCCTTGGCAGTGCCGCCCTTTCCGAGCTTGTGAAGCTGGCCCATCTTGCCGTAGATGGCCCGCTCATTCTGCAGGAAGTTGGGCACATCGGTTTCGGTGAACATGCCAAGCGAGGTGTCTGCGGCGTCCAAATAACCCCCGAGAAATTGGGCGCTCACGTTTTGCGTGAAGATGGCCGAGAGGGCCGAGCCGCTGAAGGCGGCGCGGATGCGTTCGTCGGCGTCGTAGGTCGTGCGGGTGCGGCCTTCGATGCGGTTGCACTCGTCGACCAGGTCCATCATGGACATGCCGCGGTAGCGATCGCCCCCATCCAACAGCCGCTCGGCCGCCTTGCGCCGCTCGTCGCTGGCCTGGCGGGTCTCGCCGCTGAGCATGCGAGTCACGTCGCTGCGGACGGTGAAGGTCTGGCCGGACTCGAGCTGGCCAGTCCGTTCGTCGGTCATGGGGGCGGAGGCCCGGTAGCCGCCGAGGATGTTGCAGAGATCCTGGTTGCCGTGGTAGCCGCGCGTGAGCATGGCGGCCGAGAGCGTGGCGACGGTGCAGTCGGCTTCGTGGCTGCGGACGTGGCCGGCCGGTGCAGCGCCGAAAAGCGAGCGGACCATTTCAACCTGGTCAGTGTTGCCGCCGCCGCCCACGCTGGGGCTGCGAGCGCTGCGGACGTGTTCCAGGAAGGCGCTCTTGGCGCGGCCGGGCTTCCAGCCTTCGTCGATGGCGCGCGTGACCAGTTCCGGCGGGATGTCGCTGCCGGCGGCCTTGCGGATTTTGGCGACCCGCTCGATCTCGGCCTGGCGGCCTTGGTCGAATGCCTCTTTGCTCGCCTTGCGAACGCGCTCGGCCTCTTCCGCCGCGCGGGTCTCTTCGGTCACGACGCTGCTCCGTGTAACGCGGTGCATGGTCTTCTTGTCGGCCGCGGACTTGTCGCCGTCCTCGTCATCGTCATCGTCGTCGTCATCGTCGTCGTCGGCCTCGCGGCAGGCCTCTTCGGCGCGGGTGCGATCGGCCGCGGGGAGGGCGTCCCACATCGTTTGCGCTTCCTCGTCGGAGGCGTCGGCACGGAGCTTGAAGTTCTCTTCGAGCCACTTGCGGATAAGTTCGGTCATGGAATGGGTTCCTGGTAGAAACAGTGAACGGATCTTGGCCCGGTCATCGGACCCGATCGGGGTGATGGAGACTTCCCGGAGCCTCCACTTCGAGTGGACGAACAGCGAGCGGTCGGCCGGGGCCGTGAACGATCGCCCTTGAATTTCTTGCGTCTTGCCGGGCTTGATCTCGACGGTCTCCAGGGGCTGTACGCCCCAGGAGCAGTCGGTCAGGTGCTTGTCGCGGATCTTGGCCCACACGCCGTATTCGCTGGAGGCGACAAAGAGCCGGCCGACGAGCTCGTCGCCCTCGACGCGGATCGTGCGGACGCTGCCCAGGACCTTGCTGGTCGAGTCGCGGCTGTGGGTGTCGCAGAGAGGGACCTGCTGCGGCAGCACTGCCCCGCTCATCAGGTAGACTTCCAGGAAGCTCTTCCTGGTCTTGAGGTCCATCGAGAGGCATGTCCGCTCGGTTCCCAAGACGGCCTCGACGGTGTGATCGTCCAGGTCGATCGAGCCGGGCGAGAGTTGGCCGGCGCGGGTACGGAGGTCCGTATCGTCGCTGCGCTGCACCTCCGCGGCGGGCGTGACGGTCCGGACGGGCTTTTCGGGTTTTCCCGAATCGCCGTGCGGTACCCCGCAACGGAGCTTGGCGTTGACCGCCTTGTTCGCGGTGGCGATAGCGATGCCTTCGGCCTTCGCTTGCTTGGTCTTCTTGGCGAGTTCGCTCTTGAGCGTGCCATTGGCCGTGTCCGCCCAGAGCTTTTCCAGCTCGGGTTTGCCTTTGATGGCGGCATTGTGTCCCGCCGCATCTTTTGCTGTCCACGGTCGCGTTCGCATACAGGGAATCTAGTTCGATTCCGCGACGGCGCGGGCAACTCGTTTCCAGGATCTGGAAAAGAGGAGGAAAAAAGAAAGGGAAATCTCACGCCAAGGCGCAGAGGCGCAAAGAGAAGGTTATTTCGCGTGAAATAGTCGCGGCCCGGGCAAGAAAACCACGAAGGCGCCTAGCTGGCGATCACGGGTTGACCCTCGGGCATCGACCGAGTGCCTTCCTTTGCCTTGCGCGGCGCTTTGCCGGAAAGCGCTTCCCAGTGCAAGGCCAAGTTCTTATGCTCTGTCGAAGCGCGTTTGGCTGCGGACGCTGCGGCCTGGTGTTTCAGCGCGGTGGCCACCTTTGGGTCGGAAACCGACGCCTTGCCCTCGTGCCATGCCTTGATCAACGCATGATCGGTTGTCGCGGACTTCCGCCGACTTGGCCGAGGCTGTCTTGGCCTTTTCGCTGGCCGCATCCGCCTCGGATCCGCCATCGGTGAACTGGCCGTTTTCCGGATCGTGGTTGGGATTGAAGCGGGCCATCTCCGACCTGGCCGTCTCGGCAGATCCGCCGCTGCCGGCCGGCTGGGCTTCCTTCGTGTCCTTCGCGCGCTCCGTGTTTAGATTGCCGTTCGCGCCGCTGCCGGCCGCCTTGCTCGGGTCGGGGATGCCGGGGATCGTGGGCAGGTCCTTGGCCTTCAGCCGCTGGGCGTCGCGGGCGCGAATCTCCAGCACGCGGTCGGGATCGTGACCGTGCGATTCGACGGCCTCGCTCCAGGCGAGCGTGCCGTTCTGCAGGTACGTCCGCTCCGCGGTCGCTTCCTTGGTCGGGTCGACGTGCGGCGGTTTGATCCAGCCCCAATGATGCTGCGCGTCGTCCGGCGCTTCGTCCAACACGCCGGCCAACTCGGCCTCGCGGATCACCGTGGCCTCGATGCGGTCCAGGCCGATTCGCCCCAGCCAGCCCTGCGTGCCGCCCACGTTGCGCCAATAGGGCTGATTGTCGAACCGGCAGGAGCTGTAGTTGCTCTTGCTCGAGTCGAGATTGATCAGGATCGCCGGGATGCAGCGGCCGCGGCCGATCTCGGCCTTCTTCTCGGCGCGGAAACTCTGCTGATCGGAACTCGGTTGCGTGGGCTGGAGCTGCTCGGCTTCCCAGCCCATCGGCCCGAAGGTGTGCTGTCCGCGCTCCATCGGGGCCGAGGTACCGGGGTTGACCGGGATCGGCACGTCCGGGTTTTTCAGTGACCATAGGACCCCGGTCTTGCTCAGGTTCTCCGCGGCGTCCAGCATCGACTTGTCCCAGTCGCGCAATTGCGCCACCGTATCGAGGCTCGACGCCAGCCAGGGCACGCCGCGGACCTGGTCCTCTTCCGTCAGCTCGTAGCCGTGAATGAAATCCTGATAGCGGACTTCGTAAAATTCGCCCGTGTAAACCTCGAACGGTCCGAAGATATACGGCTCGCTGATGTAGTAGCTGACCGGGTTGCGGTTCTCGTCGCGGCGCACGCCCAGGGCGACGTCCGGATCGCCCAGCATTTCCGGCGGAGTGAGCAAGCGGTGCATGTGGACGGGCAAGAGCCGCATTTTGACGGGGCCGTCGGCCGAGGCGTCGTTGATCATCTGGCAGCCGAATTCGCCAGCCTTCCAGAGCGAGCGGACCCAGGAAGCGAGGATTTCGACCAGCGATAGCTGACGGTTCGCGCCGGCGTGCCGGGCCCAATCCCTCCAGACCTTTTCCCGCTTCTTGTTATAGTCGGGATCCGAACTGGTCACGCGGTACGAGGGTCCCTCCGGTCCGACCACGTCAGTGATGTGCGAATTGACCATGCCCTCCATGACCGGGTTGCTGGAAATCTCGTACTCGGCCTGGGCCCGCAGCCAGTTGCTCGCATAGGCCAGTTCGGCATTGATCGGCAGGCCGGTGGTCTTGGACCAATGGGCCTGGTTCATGCGGTCCGTATTTTTGGAGTCCCAGCGGCCGACACGGCCGCGCATGGCCTGGCTGGCGGTCATCGCCGGCGGCGGCGGGGCCGGCGTGTTGATGCCGAGGGCCGAGCGGGCAAGGTTCTGGATTCTTCCAAGGATGCTCATAGTACTTAGTGCTTAGAACTTAGTGCTTAGAACTTAGTACTAAGCTCTAAGAACTAAGATCTAAGCTCTTCTCATTGCACGTAGCCGCCCGTGCTGTTGGCAAACTCGTCTCCGTTTTCAATCACGCTGGGTTCGAGGATCGTGACGGGCACGCTCACCATGCCGAGGGCCGAGCCGGACATTTGCCAGAGGCGCTTGATGAACTGGTCGATGCCGGCAGCGTCCCAGGAGGCGGACATTTCGCCGCCGCCGGTACCGGCGGAGCGGGATATCTTGGGCAGGCAGGCAATCAGCCCCTGCGCGGCCAGTGCGTTGTTGATCGCCGTGGCATAGTCCCCGGAGGCCTGGGCGGCGATCGCCGCGGCCATGTAACTGTTGAGTTGGTCGACCAACGACGCGGCCATCACAATCCTCCCAGAGCCAGGCGGCCGGGGCCGCCGCCGACACTCGATGCGCCAACCGCGCCTCCACAGCGGACAAATTGCATCTGCGCCATGTGGCTGCCGACGGCCAGGCAAATCGTGCCGTTGTCGCTAAAGATCGTCGTATAGATGCCCTTGATCAGCGAAAGCGTCCCGAAAGGACTCACGCGCACTGGGATCGATCGCGGCGCGGTGCTGCTGGTCAGCGCCGCCTGCGAAATCTGGCTCACGACCAGCCAGTCGCGGTTCGTGTTGCCGTAGGGGCTCGTGGTATTCAGGCTGTACGGCGCTGTGCCCGTAACGACGTACACCAGCGGGTTTGCGCCGTTGTTCACCGCGCACAGCGAGACCGGGCAGTTGCCGTCGCTGATCAGCGGTCGCTGCACGCTGTTCGACGAGTTGACGCCCCCGTCGCACAGGCAGTAATCGACGGCATTCGTGGAATCGGTCGGGTCCGCCCAGGTAATCGCACCGGTCGAACCAATGGTGCCGAGCGACATATAGGAGAAGCTCGGCGAAGCGCCATTGCGCTGCACCGCGAGAATCTGCCCATTAGCCAGTTGCGCCAGGCTGATCTCGTTGTCGCCGGGAATGCAGTCCAGCGGCGTGTTGCCCCGCCCGATCGGAAAGAACGTCCAGGCAGCCGACGCGCTGTCGGCCGGGTTGTTCATCAATTGGGTCTGCGTCGCGCCGGCGGTGGAAATCAGATATCCGTTGGCCCAGCCGTTGCCCCGCGTCGAGGATTCCTGCCGCTCCATCGGGATCATCCAACGGCCGTCTGCCAACTGAATTCCCTGGATGCCGGCGGCGTACCAATATTGGTCGCTGCCCGTGTTGGCGGTGACGGTGACGTTCACCACGGCGTAGCCCGTGCCGTGAGGCCCGTTGTTCGTATAGACGCCGGCCGGCGTCCCGCCGGTGATGAGCGGGCCGATGAAATTGATCTGCGACGAGGTCGCGTGAAGGGGGTCATTCTGCAAAAGCACCCAGTGCGTCACCGTCTGCCCGGAGCCGTTGCTGGCCCCCGCCGCAAGATACGTTCCTTGCGCCGCGCAGTAGTAGTACGGATAACCGCCATAGGTGCCTGCCGGCACGTAGGTTCCCGCGGTCGCCGGCGTTGTGGTGCCCGCCACGGTCATGTTCGCGCCTTGCGTGGCGGGCGTTCCGGCAATCACAAATTCCGGGCCCCAGTTGCCGTTGTAGTAAGGCGGCGTGCCGAAGCGGCCAACAACCCATCCGGTCTCCAGGTCGATGTTCCGCGAATAGGTCGCCAAGACAGTGCCGCTACTGCCCAGAATCATCGGCCCGCTGATGCCTGCCGACAGGGCGTTGAATACGGTCGGCGACTGGCAGTTCACGGCGGTCACTTGCGACAAAAAACCGACCGGCACGCCGGTCGTGGCCGAGCCGAAGGTGGAACTGGCGACGTTGGTCAGCGGCGTGGCCTTCCAGCCGCCGGCGGAGGCCCAACTCGCCCCATTGATGGCGGTGCAGAGGTCCGCTACCGAGGGCATTCCGGGCATAATGGTGTACGAACCGACCACGTGCGCGCCGGCGCTATCGGTGCAGGTAACCGTGATCACGCCGTTGCCGAATACCGCGGTGAAGGTCGCGGTCGTCGCATCCGTGCTGCTGAGGACCATCGCGGGCATCACCGGGGCCGTCGTCGGCGTGAAAAGCTGATTGCCTCCAGGCAGCGACTCAATCCAAGAAGCCCCGCCGTTTGTTGAACTGAACACCCTGCCGGAGCCGGGGCAGTACCAGTCGCCATAGTTGTCGCTGGAGAGAACGACCTGGTAGCCGGCGTAACTTGCGCCGGCCCCGACGACCATGTTGCCCGCGCCGCCGGTCGAAGGATTCACATAGCTGCTGTAGCCGACCGTTTGAATGAACCCCTGCCCGTTGGCGGTCGGGTCGAGGTCGCCGCCGTCCGCAACGCGTATTTCGCCGATGGCGATGAACGTCGGGTCTCCGCGGAGGTCCGCAAACGGATCGGCCTGCAATTGCGTCAGCTTGGCGCCGCTGACCTGCGCGCCGTAGACGCCGAGGTAGCCGACCTGGCTGTTGTTGCCGATCGCCCCCAGCGGCGGCGCGTAACCGAGGTTATAATTCGGCCCGGCCGGCGCACCGTAATTGTTGTTGCTCGGAGAGACAGTCTGCCAGGAGCCGCCGTTGACCGAGTAGTAGCAGTCCACGCCGACGCCAGCGCCTTTGACCACAATGAAATCGTACCATGCCCCGGCAGTGATCCCATTGACCAGGAACCCGTAGTTGCTGCCCCCCGTGCCAACGCTGATGTAAAGCGAACTGCCGGTGAGCACCGCCCAGAGGGCATCCGCGTTATTGCTGGCGTCGATTAAGGCGACCACGCCCTGGTTGCCGCTGACGCTCGCAGCCGAAAAGCCAAACGTGACCGTGCAGTTGCCCGTGATCGAAAGCTGCGGCAGCGTCACATAGTGCGTGCCGTCGAACTTGAGGCCACCGCCATAGGCATCGCTTCCCCACGACACGCTCGATAGCGTTGCGGTGCGGCCGCTGATGACATCCGTGATCGTCGTCCCACTCCCTTCCCAGAGCGGGAAGAACGCCAGTGGGAGCGGCTTGGTCGCGATCGTCGGCGGCTTCCAGGTCCACTTGTTTGGACGGACTATCGAGATGCTCATGGGTTAGCTCGCCTTGCTGTAGTCTTGGATCGTGAGCGTCATCGCGCCGCTGGAAAGGGCTACGACCGAAGTGCTCAGACATACGGGGTACGGGCATGCTGTCGGAATATAGGCCCAGAGTTCCGCCAGCCAGTTGCCGCCGCCGAGATTCTGTCTCAAGTAGATGGTCAGTGTGACCAGCACTTCGTCGGGATAGTAGTTCCCCTCGGTGTTCGCCGGATGCGTGGGAACGGGGACGTGATAATTCTGGTTGGCGTTTGCCTGATAGACGCTCAGCATGACGCCATTGCCGTAATCCGCTAGAAAGAAGCAGTTCGCGCCGTCCAGTTGTGCCAAGAGCGAGGCGGCCGAGTACTTGACCGCGACCGTCACGCTGTAGCCGACGCCTATCGCCGGGGTCTGCGTGGCCGTGATGGTGACTTTTTCGCCGTTTTGATCCGGGAAGTTGAGCCGTAAGGGAGGCGGCTGTGCCAAGCTGTACTGGGGCGTCGGTGTGCCGCTGGCGGAGACCGTGATCGTCCCCGTCCCGCTACAGGTTCGCGTCGTGGGACCGGCGGCAATCGTGCCTCCGCTGCCCAGCGACGTGCCGTTCCAGGCGTTGCCGTTGGACGTGAACCAGTTATCGAGGATTTTAAGGGCCATTGCCGCGCGCTCCGCTTTAGTTTCGCTTTTGCCCCGCTGTACCGGCCGTTCAGCTCGGATTGGCGACATACGTGGTCAACGCTGCGATAGCGGCGGTCGTGGCCTGGCTGGCGGTGGCGACCGTGGCCTGGTCGGCGGCGAGCGTCGTCTGCGCGGCGGCCAGCGCGGTCTGGTATTGGCTGGTCAGCGCGGCGATGGCCGCGTTGTCGCCGTCGACGGTGACGTCGGCCTTGGCCTCCGCCGCGGCGGCGGTGGCAATTGTCGTGGCGAGGGTTTCGACTTGGGCGAGTTGGGATTCGGTCATGGTGAGGGGGATCCTTACGTTAAAGGTGAAATAAAGGTAAATCGCGAGTCGCAGGTTCTTGAAAAAACGTTTCATCGCGGCGGCTTCTGGCGTGAACGCGGGAATCAGCCGGAGGCGTCGGTCGTGGACAACGACGGCTTGAACGTCAGCTCGGTAGTGACCTGGCCGTCCAGCGTGCCGCCGGGGTGGACGCTGACCAGCTTGGCGTTGCTCCAGGAGCCCAGGCTGCCGCCGTCCTTCCAGGCCATGACCGTCGCGCCGACGGCCTTCGCGGCGAGGGCTGGGTTGCCGATCACCGTGATCACCAAGCTCTCCTCGGGAATGCCGGGGACATAAAGGTTGTCGGCGGTGGCGGTGTTCGCGCCGACGCTTTCGATCGGCGTGACGCTGCTGGAGTAGGTGGCGGACAGGATGTTGCTGAGGGCGGTGCCGGCCCAACTGCAGGTCGAACCGTTGAAGCCCAGGTCCGCGCCAGGGGTCCAGGTGTTCGTGGTGGCGCTCAGGCTGGTGTCGCCGGGCATGGCCGTGATCGAGCTCTCGATCGGGCCGTCCTTGCGGCCGGTGATCGACATCTGCGTGATGATCGCCTGCGAGTAGGTCTTGGTGGTCTGGTTGCCGCTGGCGCCGATGGCCGCGGTGATGGCGA